GGCTCTACAGATGGGACAGCTCGAAATGCCTAACTCTACAGGGAGGAGGTGATAAAGATGTCAATCGGGCAGGCTCTACGGGAAGCCAGAGAGCGGCGGGGCATGACGCAGGAAACGGCTGGCCAGATCGGCTACGTAAGCAACAAGATGGTATCGGCCATCGAGTGTGGCCGGCGGGCAGCCGGCCCGGATGTCCTGGAGCGGTTGGCGACCACCCTGGATTATCCCAGGCTCTATATGGAAGCGGCAGCCGAGGTTACAGGCGGAGTTTACGCCTCACCCTGGTTGGATGGCGACGGCGTGGATCTGCATCGGACAAGTGTCTGGGCCAAAACCTGCGAGGAACTGCAGGAGGCCATCAAGGTTGTGTCGGCGGCCGACGTGGTGAACGCCCCGAGCCGGGCCGACGAGGCTCACCGCCAGGCTGTTCACGACAGCATGATCCAGATCCTCGACGCCAGGGTAGCCATCGACCACTACCTGGCGGTTATGTGCGAGGAATATGACTTCAGCATTCTGGCGGTTTATCAGGAACATCGCCGGAAATTAGAAAGCCGAGGCTATATATCGCCCCGGCAAAAGAGAAAGAGCGCTTCGTAAGCGCCCCATCCGATATTACTCTACCCCTATTGTATCACGCCTACCCGGCTGACACAAGAGGGGAATGAAAGGAGGCCCGCAGAGTGGCCAGACAACCGAAAGACCTTGAATACCGAGCTGAATATGAGCCTGACATGGCCAGGATGGTCAGGGCCCTGCGGGTCCTCCTGGACTACGATCCAGGAAAGGAGAATGACCATGGAACAGGCTCAAAAATCAGACCGGTGCATGAGGTGCAACCGGGCCTTGAGCAATCCCCACTCCATTGCCCGGTGCCTTGGACCAAAATGTTATAAGAAGGCCGGCGGCGGGGTGTTCGACGCCGATTTGCAGGCGGATGACAAAGAGTGGGCCCGCCGGGAGGAGTTGCTAAAGGCCGGCGGAGAGATTGACCTGGGGGTGAACTGGGATTACCCGGACCCTGGGAACATGATCAGGAGCTACCACATGCGCGTCAGCGTGAGATATAAGGACGGGGCCTTTGAGGCCTACGGATGTTTAATGAAGCCCGGCAAGGACCAGGAAGAAGTGGTTTTCGCCAGGGGGCAGGACCTGAAGGTTATCTACCGAGAGGCCATCGCTGCGGGGCCGACCGCAACGGCACAGGCCTACCAGGCCAGGAAACAGGCCTTTAGAGCTGCTAAACGAGCCGCCCGACGGGCGAGTTAGGAGGATGATGCATGAAACGCATGATCGCAGCCTTTGCAGGCAAGAACAAAGACTTCGGGCTTTACCTCTTAGCCATGCGGACCTGGCTCAATTGGGAGCGGTCCGGAGCGACCAAGAAGGCCGTAAACCAATAACGAGGGAGGATGTCACATGGATAAACAAGCATTAATCGAGCGCCTGCTGGCGCTTCCGGTTGATATCGAGGCAGCGGAAAAGCATGTATTGTCTATGTCCCAGGCCGTTGACGCGGCCCGGGAGCAAGTGGCGACCATTGAGAAGGACGCCATTCTGAACGGTGCCATCACCGGCAAGAACGAGACTGAGCGCAAGGCCCAGATGGCCGCTCTTACGGCTGAAGCCAGACATGCGGTCACAGAGGCGGAGACACAGCTAAGTATAGCCCGGGTGGCTTATAACCGTCTACTGAACGAGTTCAGGGCGCTGCAAACGGTAGCCCAGTTGTTGAGCAAGGAGGTGGCGTAAGTGGCTGTGAACGAGACCGCTATTGCGGTCATCAACGAGTATCCCCCCAGCAAATTCAACCTGCTGATACCTGTTAAAACCATGCAGGAGATCAGCCCTCTGCACAAGGTCGTAATTAATCAGGTCCAGATCAACCCCGACCCTAAGAGCGGTAAGGACGTTTACGCCGAGAAGAACGGCGAGCTAGCTCTTACCAAGAAGGGGCTGGCAAAGCTGATGGCGGCGGCCAATATTCAGGTAGTGGACAGCCGGCCGGTAACGCCCCAAAAGTGCCAGCGGTGCGCCGAAATTGCCCGGCAGACGAGGATGGCACCTCGTTGCGGGGATTGTCCCAGTTCCGACGACGTGGCATACCAGGTGACCATTGCCGTTCCAGAGCCTTCCGGCACCTGGCGCATGGTCAGAGCCACCAAAGAACTGCGCATGGAAGACGAGCGGAAGAAAATGACCGATAAACAGTTCGATCAGTTCTTTCCTTACCGGACAGAGCATTGCGAGACTAAGGCGTTGAATAGGGCCCTGCGAGAAGCTCTGATGATTAGTCCGACCTACCCTGCGGCAGAACTCCAGAAGCCTTTCGCTGTCGCCTATGTGGTGCCCAACATGGCCGACCCGGAGATGAAGCGGGCCGTGGCCGCTAAATACGCAGGTTCAGTGGTGGAGTTGTTCGGAGCCGGATCGCGCCCAAGCAACGAGCTTCAACAGCGGTATTTAACCGATGGGTCCCAGCAGCAGGCTGTGGTTGAGATTGGCCCGGATGACCCTGACGAGGCTGAAATTACACCAGCAGCGCAAACAGAAGAAGTCCCGCCCTGGGAGCAAGATGATCCGTCGACAGAAGTGGCACAGGACACCATTGCATGCGAGGAGTGCGGCCAGGTGATCACGCCCTCGGGAAATTGGACGCCGGAGGCCATTCGAGACTATAGCCAGCGGACATGGGGCAGGGTTTTATGCCCTGAATGCCAGAAGGCTGCCCGCAAGAACGGAAAGGCGGGTGGCAGACGATGAGCATCCGCGTTCTCCATTTTGCAGATCTGCACATGGGAGAATACCCCGGCCCGACGGTGGCCGGGGTGAACTCCCGCCTCAAAGACATTGAGAACATGCTGTACCATATCGCCAACGAGGCCCAGACCGGAATGTATGATCTGGTGGTGTTCGCTGGCGATGCCTTCAAAACCCGTAGACCGTCATACCGTGAAATCCTCACCGTAGCCAACGGTTTGGCCCACGTTGCGCCCAGGGTGCCTGTGGTGGCTATATCCGGCAACCACGACACCCCAAATGACGGCAGCGAGGGCGCATGGGATGTAATCACAGCCATGAATATTCCCGGGCTGACGGTGCGAACCAGGCCAGCAGCGGATGTCATCCACACCAAATCAGGCCCGGTACAGGTGTTCTCACTTCCTCACTTCACCAAGTCAACCCTTTTGCAAAAAGAAGAATATCGCGACCTCACGCTGGAGCAGATTAACAAGCTCCTGGGCGAGAAGGCTATGGACATCGTGCGCCATTTCGCGGGCCAGCGCGATCCAAGAATGCCATCCATATTGATGGCCCACCTGTCAGTTACCGGCGCCGAGCTCTCAAACGGCCAGAACATATTCATGGGGGCGGAACCGATCCTGCCAACTGCCGAGCTGGAGACGCTGGGGTTTGATTATGTGGCCCTGGGGCATATCCACAAGTTCCAGCAATTGTCACCGCGGGTGGCCTACAGCGGCAATCCGGAGCGAATTGACTTTGGGGAAGCCGACGAGGACAAAGGATACCTATCGGTCGAGCTGGAGCCTGGCCAGGTGCCGGTGGTCGAGTTCCACAAGACGCCAGCGCGGAAGTTCGTAACCGTGGAGGCCGATCTTGAGACACCGGAGGACCTGGAACGGTTCTATGACGACCTTTCCGGCACTTATCCGGACGGGTCCTTCCTCCTGCTGCCGGATACCACCGGCGCAATGGTGCGGGTCAAGTACCGGGCGCCTGAGGAAGTGGCAAAGATGGTCAATCATCAGGAGATCATCCGCCGCCTAAACATGGCCGGAGCCCACTATGTGGCCGGCATCCAGGCCGAGGTTGAACGGGCCAACCGGGCCAGGGATGAGGAAGTAACCGAGGCCATGAGCGTCCGGGATGCCCTGCTTAAGTATCTGGATAAAAACAATATTCCTGATGATGGTCTCTCCGGCATTGCTCAGGATCTTTTGCAGGAGGTGGCGATTTAATGGAACCGACCAAGATAAGCCTGGCCAATTTCGGTACTTATAGTCACGAGGAAGTAGACCTGTCAGGCATCCACCTGGCGGTAGTCAGCGGCCCCAACGGTGCTGGAAAATCCACCCTTTTCACAGACTCCTTACTCTATGCCCTCTTTGGGGCCAGCAGGACAGGCAACCTGGACGATCTGGTCCGCAAAGGCGAGCAGGACATGACCGTTGAGGTCCAGTTCCTACTCAATGGCCAGGAGTACCGGGTCATGCGGTCCAGGAGCACCAAGGGCAGGGGTAAGTCCGGTCTGGAGTTGCAGGTTCACAATGGGGATGGATGGCAGTCGCTGTCCGGTTCCAATATCAGGGATACGGAGAAACGCATCCAGGACCTGCTAAAGGTTACCCAGGAGACGTTCACCAGCTCCTGCCTGATCCTTCAGGGACGCAGCAATGAATTCACGGTTAAGGGGCCGGCGGAACGGAAGAAGGTCCTTGGGGAAATCCTGGGGCTTGAGGTTTATGACCGGCTGCAGGCGGCAGCCAAGGAAAAGGCCAAGGCCCTGGATGGCGAGATTAAGGCTCTAAAGGACCGGCAGGCGGCCATGGAGGCCCAACTGGCCGAGGCCGCCGGGCTGGAGGCCAGGAAGACCGAAATTGAGGCGGGCATTGCGGAAAAGACCGCCGCCCTCGCCGCCTTCCAGGAGCAGCTTGACCAAGTGAAGCGGCAGGAAGCCGAACTGGAGGCCAAGGCAGCCCAATATAATGGCCTGGTCTCCGAGGACGACAAGCTGGAACGGGAAATCGAGGCTCTGCAGCGGGAACGGGCGGACCTGGAGCAACGAGTGGACAGGGCCAGGAAGATGTTGGCCAGCGAGAAGCAGATCCTTGTCAAGGTTAATGAGTTGGAGCAGATCAAAGCGCGGATAGCAGTCCTTGAGGCAAAGCTCCCGCGCCTCCAGGCGGTGGCCGATGAGGCCAGGAAGCTGGAAAACCAAAAAGCACAGGCTTCCCGGACTATTGCGCAGGTAGTTGGGCAAATCAGGGAAATTGAGGCCGTCCTGTCTAACCGTGCAGAGCTGGAAGCGGCGGCGGAGCAATATCAGAAAGCAACAGCGGACCTTGAGGCCATCGACGCTATTGGGGAGCGGTGGCTGGTCCTGGACCAGCAGGTAAAAGACGCCCGGCAAAGATGGGAACGGGCCGGCTTCGAGTTTGGGGCCAGGACCAGGGAACTTGAGAAAGAACTGCAAACACTGAAATCCAAGGCCGCTATGCTCGCCGACAGCGGTTGTATCGACCCCGAAAGGGCGGCGTGCCGGTTCCTGGCCGACGCCCAGCAAGCTAAATCCCGTATGGTCGAAGTGCAGGCGGAACTGGATGCCCTGGATAAATCGGAAGTGGAGCGCCTGGAGCAATACTGGCGTGAACTGCAGGCCGAAAGGGACGCCCTTGGTTACGACCCTACCGTTCGGCAGCAGCTGAGAAACCTGGCCACTTCCTTGCGGCATAAAGCTGAACAGGCGGCGCAATTGGGGGCCAAAGCTGAACTGTTACAGAACCTCAAGCACCAGGAACGGCAGGCAAAAGAAAGTCTGGCCGATATCGAGGCAAGATATACGGCCCTTGCCGACGAAGGACGCCAGCTACAGGCCGAGCTGAAGGACCTGCAGGCGCTTAAGACTTCTCTCCCCAACATTGAACGGTGGGCGGCAGCCAAGGATGAACTGCCGGCAGCTCGCCAAGTGGTGGCCGAGGCGGAAAAACGGTTTGCTTGGTACAAGGAACAAATTGGCGAGCGGACGGCCAGGCGGGCAGAGATAGCGCGGCAGCTCGAGGACCGGGTTACGCTATGGGCCGAGCAATCAAAACTCGGGAATGAGGCGACATCCCTTAAAGCCAACATCGACGAGTGCAATCGGGCGCTGGCGGCCCTCCAGCGGGATTTTGGCATGGTCGAGCAACGACTGAAGGCTATTGATGACCTGCGGGTAGAGGCCGAGGACCTGTCGGGTAAGCTCGCTCAAATCGCGTCGCTACAAGTGAAGTATCAGACCCTTGTGCGGGCCTTTGGCCGTGATGGCATTCCAGCCTTAATCATCGAGAACGCCATCCCCGAGCTGGAGAGCATTGCCAATGAAATCCTAGGGCGTATGACTTCCAACGGTATGAACTTACGGTTTGAGACCCAGCGGGAACTAAAATCAGTTAAGGGCGCAGTCTCGGAAACTCTGGACATCATCATTAGCGACTGGCGCGGGGAACGCCCATATGAGACATTCAGCGGCGGCGAAAAGTTCAGGATTGACTTCGCCATCAGGATTGCACTGAGCAAGCTTTTGGCTCGGAGAGCTGGGGCGAGCTTGCGGCTGTTGGTCCTGGACGAGGGCATCGGCAGCCAGGACGCTGATGGGCGCGAACGGCTCATGGAGGCTATAGCGGCCATTGAGAAGGACTTCGCGAAGGTTATAGTCATCAGCCACGTCGAGGAGATTAAAGAGGCCTTCCCCACTCGGATCGAAGTGGAGCCTGGGCCGGATGGAAGTAAGGTGATGGTGGCGTGAAAAAGTTTAAAGGGGTGAAAAGCCACGATGAAATCATTGCCGCCGCCAAGCAAGGCGGCTGGGAAGTAGATACACATGACTACGACACCAAAGGCAGCGATTTTATCTGGCTCAGTGATATGGACAACAGGATGCTGCAAATAAGAGTCAGCACATTTAATGGGCATTTTGCAGTCTGGCGTCCGGCCTCAGAAAGGCCGATAGCTACCCATCTAAGTAGCCAGTTTGATGACGAGCCATGGTATGCAGAGATCTTGGACCTGATATACGAAAGTGCAGGTGGCAAAAACAATGATTAAAGTGATATCCGGCAAACACCTGGGGGCGTTCGGCTTGATGCCGGCCGCCCCGGGCACCTGCCCGGAGTGCGCGGTGGACCATCCACCCGAGTTGCCCCATAACCAGCAGAGCCTTTTCTTCCAGTACAAATTTTTCAACGAGCACGGCCGGTGGCCGACTTGGGAAGATGCGATGGCCCACTGCAGCGAGGACATGAAAACTATCTGGCGGGAGGAACTGCGGAAGCGGGGTGTAGAGATATGATTCTCTTCAAACCCGAGCACGTTGCCCCTATTCTACGGGGCGAAAAGACCCAGACCAGGCGCACCGGTAAACGCCGGTGGCGCCCTGGGTCCATCCA